GAAGGGTGGATTTGTTACTGTTAAAAATGACGGACAGTTTGCACTGGGTGGACCTCAGGTCCGTGTCAATGTAGAAAGCATTGAGGATATTGAATTTTTGAATGGAGATCATGTGGTAAACAATGCAGTAGAATTTAAAGCAAAGGCAGAAGTGTCCCAAGAAACTGAAATTGAAGCAATGGACCGAATTGCTATGCGTTTTGGTATTCTTGATGAAATGGCAAGTGCTTGTATCAGTGGTGACATTCGTGCTATGATTGTATCAGGACCTCCAGGTGTCGGTAAGTCGCATGGCGTTGAAAAGCAAATGGAAAAGTCAAGTATGTTTGACAAGATTGCTGGCAAGAAATTGCGGTTCAATGTTGTTAAAGGTGCAATGACAGCACTAGGTTTGTATGCTCAACTGTACAAATATTCTGACACAAAAAATGTATTGATTTTTGATGACTGCGACAGCGTGTTTGCCGATGAGTTGGCATTGAATATTCTGAAAGCAGCATTGGATTCAGGTAAGACTCGCAAGATTTGCTGGAACAGTGATTCACGTTTGCTACGTGATGAAGGTATCCCGAATCAATTCAACTTCAATGGTAGTGCAATTTTCATTACTAACTTGAAGTTTGAAAACGTGAAAAGCAAAAAATTGCAGGATCACTTGGAAGCATTGCAAAGTCGTTGTCACTTTCTAGACCTGACTATCAATAGTGAGCGTGACAAAATGTTGCGTATCAAACAGGTCCATCGTGATGCTGAAGGTGGTTTGTTTGCTGACTACAATTTTGAAGAAGCCCAATCAACTGAAATCTTAGATTTCATGTGGGAAAATCACGGCAAACTGCGTGAATTGAGTTTGCGTATGTGTTTGAAAATTGCCGATCTAGTTAAGATTAGCCCAGCAAACTGGAAAAATCTTGCACGTACAACTTGCATGAAGAATGCTTAATTAAAACACAAGTTTATAGGGGAACAATTGTTCCCCTTTTTTTGCCTTTATGTTTGCAATACATAATTACTTTATGTTATACTAAGTACTAATATGAAACAATGTAAAATAATCGTCAGGGATGAAGTCAATGTAAAGATTGAAGGTCTTGAACTAACTGAACGCAAAGCATTAGTAAAAATGTTTGAGTACGAAGTGCCCGGTGCAAGGTATCTTCCCGCGGTACGATTAGGTAGATGGAATGGTAAGGTAAGTTTCTTTAGTCTAGGTGGTAGTAGCTATGTTAATCTACTACCCGAAATACTTCCCTACATAGATGAAAAGGGTTATGACATTGAACTAGAGGACCTTCGCACATACAGTACAACATTCAATTTTAGTGAAGTGTTCGAAGATACATTCAAACATAAAAACTGGCCCAAGGGTCATCCAATTGAAGGTCAACCAGTAGTATTGCGTGACTATCAAATATCAATCATCAATGAGTTTCTAAAGAACCCGCAATCACTGCAAGAGATTGCTACGGGAGCAGGTAAGACATTAATCACAGCAGCATTGAGTTGGTCTATTGAAAGTTACGGACGCAGTATTGTTATCGTCCCGAACAAAAGTCTTGTAACACAAACTGAAGCAGATTACATTAATCTAGGATTAGATGTTGGTGTATACTTTGGTGATAGAAAAGAATTCGGCAAAACACATACCATTTGTACCTGGCAAAGTCTGAATAACATGCTTAAGAAAACAAAAGCAGGTGAAGCAGAAGTTGAGATTGGTGACTTCCTTGAAGGTGTAGTTTGTGTCATGGTAGACGAGGTTCACATGGCCAAAGCAGACGCACTAAAAGAATTGCTTACTGGTGTAATGAGCAATATCCCAATTCGTTGGGGATTGACTGGAACCATACCTAAAGAAAAATTTGCAAGTCAAGCTATCTTTATCAGTCTTGGTAATGTTATCAACAAACTATCCGCTAGTGAATTACAGGATAGAGGGGTATTAGCACAATGTCATGTAAACATTGTACAACTACAAGATGGTGTTGAGTTTAGTAATTACCAATCTGAACTAAAACATTTGCTTGAAGATGGTAAACGATTAGATAAGATTACTCAATTAGTAGATGTAATTAAGAATAGCGGTAATACATTGATACTTGTTGATAGAGTGGCGGCGGGTAAAGAATTACATAACAAATTAGCCGAACTATTGCGTAATTTCAAAACAGAATATGATGTTGTATTCGTGTCGGGTAATACTGGTATGGATGAACGCAAAGAACAGTATGATGAGGTTGCAACAGCAACTAATAAAATCATTATAGCAACATATGGCGTAGCAGCAGTTGGTATTAACATTCCCCGAATCTTTAATCTTGTTCTAATTGAACCGGGTAAGAGTTTTGTTCGGGTTATTCAAAGTATCGGTCGTGGTATTCGTAAAGCCGAAGATAAGAATTTCGTGCAGATTTGGGATATCACAAGTAATTGTAAGTTTGCAAAACGGCATCTTACACAACGTAAAGCATTCTACAAAGAGGCTAACTACCCGTTTGATGTTGAAAAACTTACATATAAATGATACAATAACACTATGAGAATTTTGACACTAGATAACGAATACTATAACTTAGAGACATTGCCAGATGAAATTGATGACCTACGATTTGCGATACTAGATAACAGTAACCCAAGTAATGTAGATTACCATTATATCCCATTAATCTTTTTAGAAAGTTTTAATGCTCCGGCACTTGTATTGAAGATTGGTAAACACACAATTAAAATGCCAGTAGATTGGCAGATATTAATTGGTGAAAAAGAACATGGGGATTTAGAAACATTACCCTTAACAAGTATCAATGACAGAGGCTTTAATGCGTTTGAGTTTAATCCATTAACAAGTTTTAGTCCTACATTTTTGCCTATTGAGATTATAGATATCTATCACGATGTAACATGGTATGCTCCTAGATTAAAGAACGGTCAGTTTTTATGTGTGCCCATTGAAGATGGTCCTAAACCCGCATGTATATATTTTGTAAAAGAGATTAGTCGTAACTGTGAGATAATAGATTACGCACAGGCATTCTAATGGCAACAAGAAAAGCAATAGTTCCGGTTGATGAAAAATTTGACAAACAAGATTTAGACTTGTTTGAGGTCCTTGCCGCATTAGATAAGAAGGATTATGATTTCTTTGACAGACTAAGTCCTGAACAACAAAAGAAGTTTGTCCCGTTTACAATGATACAATGGCTTAGTGCTATTAAAGGTAGTGAAGGGTTAAGTCGTTATTATGTAATGAGTACGGCCGAGTATGCGAACAAGTATCTATTCAATGAGAACATTCAGAAGCATCCTAAACTACAATGGTTGATGATGTGTGCTAGTAGCCCGGGTTCAGGTAAACAATTTCATCAGTGGATACCCAACATCAGCCCTAAAGTAAGCAAATTACAAGCAGCAGCAAAACTAAAAGATATCAAAGAGTATTACAAGAAGATATATCCTAGAGCGGATAGTGATGATATTGACGCAGTAAGTGAAGCGTTTGTAGTTAACCAAAAGCGCAAACTTAAATTAGCAGAATTGTTTCCCAACATGAAACTAACAGACATTGAGACATTAAATGAAACTATTACTGAAGAACAACTTAAGCAATATGAAAGAGACCTCGGCAATTAAAAAGACAGCAAAGTATGGCTGTGAATTTTGTAAGAGGGAGTTCTTGCGTGAATCAACCACGCTTAGTCATGTATGTGAACCAAAACGTAGATGGTTAGATAAAGACAATCATGGAAATAGAATTGGGTTTCAATGTTGGTTAGAGTTTTATAAAAAGAATACATCAAAACGAAAGAATCTTAAACAAGAAGATTTTATTAAGAATCCATACTACATTGTGTTTGTTAAGTTTGGTAATTATTGTATTAGTATAAATGCAATAAATATACCTAGATATGTAGATTGGCTACTAAAGAATCAAGTTAAGATTGACAATTGGTGCAGTGATAGCACCTATACTAAATATCTGATTGAATTTTTGCGACATGAAGATGCGTTTGATGCCATTCATCGTAGTATTGAAAATTGTATGGAAATGGCAATTGATGCTAATATACAGCCGCATGATATGTTACGTTATGGGAATGCAAATAAAATTTGTTATGCAATAACAACGGGTAAAATTAGTCCATGGTTGTTGTATCAAAGTGACAGTGGTGTACGTTTTCTAGATTCATTAAATGAAGGTCATGTTAAAATGATTATTGATTATGTCAATCCAGAGCAATGGGCAATAAGGTTTAAAAGAGATGCTGAACTCACTAAAAAAATCAATGATACTCTCAGAGAAGCCGGGTACTAAGGTTTGCATCCCTTGGATGAAGGGTGATACAGTTAGTGATTGGGATGCAACTTGTATTTGGGCAATAGATCAGTTTGGATTGCCGGGTGACAAGTTTTACACACATATGACAGAAGATTATATGGATTTTATATTTGACAATGAGCGTGATGCGATACATTTTAGTTTAAGATGGTTATGACTAAGCATTGGAAAGATATTAGGCCAGGTTGGTATGAATTAGTCATTCAATTGAATGAAGAAAATCCACATCCACATAAAATAGAAATACTAGAATGGGTAGAAAAAACAATAGAGATGCCTGATAGGCATTGCGTATATACTTGGACAGATGAAATAGTTAAGATTAAATTTAGATATCAGCGTGACTTTATTATGGCGAGGTTACGATGGTAAAAAAAGAAAAAATTAAAGAACCCATTAAACAAACTTATATAAGCAGATTATATGGTGCCGATTATGTACAAATTTTGTTTTGGTTAGAAAAACATATTGGGAAAATGACTGTTTCTAAACCAGTAATTTACTGGGAAGGTAATAATTGGAAGATGCGTTTAGTGCAAGGTAAGATAGGTGATTCAGATCGGAAGAGCGT